GTATGATGTTGAAGTTGATGACTTCTCATTACTAACTGATCTTCATTTCATAAAACAAGTAGGAGAGAAATAATGCCTATAGGTAAAACACCCTTAATAAGTAATCCTTATAACAGAAATAAAATTGAGGCTAAGTATCTTAACCATTACGAGTGCTATGAATGTGGTTATGAATGGGAAGATGCTTATAACTGTTCAGTTGATGATGAGTGTCCTGATTGTGGAGTCAGTAGCGTTTCTCCACATACGACAGAAGATCACCCTGACTATGACCCACAAGAAGTTTATGTAGTGCTTGATATGTTTGATGGAGTTATCTCAGATGTAGAAGTTTACTTGAACAACCCTGACCCACTTAATAGGTTTCAGTATGACGAACATGAAGATAACGGTAAGAGAGTTTTTACCGTTGATATTAATGAACAACAATTAGATGGGAGTTTAGCATGAGTAAAAATATCCAAGAGCTAGGAAGTGCTGGCATAAACGTAGAATTGTCTAACGGCGTAATAACCGTTAGACATTCTGACTCTCCTGACTACGTTCTAAAAGAATGGAAGGCAAGAAAAGGAGATTGGGATTTAATCTTTGGAACATTTGATTTACTACAAGAATTATCCGAAAAATTTTGGAGGGAAAAAAATAATGGCTAAAAAATATAAATGTACCGTAGTTGAGACTTACACCAAATTTATAGAAATACCTGATGACGTTGATATAGATGATATTGATATAAGTGAGGTATATGACTTTTCTATGCCTGAAGATACTGACGAGACTGTTGAACCAATAAGAAACGATAGTGTCGTTGACCTAGTATACAAAGACGGAGAATTTGAGTAATGAGATATATGTGCGCAGAGTGTGGAACTGAAATAGAAAAACCACAAGACATAACAGAGCCAAAGAAGTTTATTTTTGATAACTTATTTGTAGCTGGCTCTGATGTTGAATGTCCGAAATGTAAGGAGTCCGATAATGGATTTAACAAAGGCTTATAAAAAATGGGAACAAGACCCTGACAGTCTAAACCCTGAAAGAAAACGTAGTTTACCTAAAAGGTGGAAGATCAAACTGCAAGCTTATAAGAACCGTAAAGATAAAGAGAAAAGCTAATGGAATGGTTAAAGAATAACCCCTTGGTAGTTATAACAGACCCTGACTATTGGGATTGCAACTGTTATGAAAACTATATTCATAAAAAATCAGTAACTCTATCTTGTCCTATATGCAAAATGACAGAGGATGAATGTTCCGATTCAAGACCTAACGAAATAAAACTTTATTACAAAGACTATAAGGAGAAAAGCTAATGAAATATATACAAAGAAAAGACTGTAACGGAAATACCGAAACAGTTGATGAATTTGCGTCTCGCAAAGAAGGTATAAAAATGCTCAAAGAATATCGGATATCTGATAAAAGTGCATTTTTCTATATAAGTCAAAAACCTTGCAGAGATTGGCAAGAAAGTTATGAGCAGAAAAGCTAAGTTGATATATAACCGTAATAACTATATGATGCGAGAGTGGTGCTTGTTAGTTTTGATTCCAAAACTTCTCTACTCTCCTAAAAGTATGTGTCTAGCGAGTACCACAACCCCATGAGTGCTTTAGCAATAATAACCCTGATTATGTATATACTGGCTCTTATACTGGGCAGAAATAAACCTTAATTAACTTCCCCTTCAAACTCTTGAGGGCTTGCCGTCTGTAAGTCCTCTTCCTCTAATGCCTCCAAAGTATCAGCTTCATCTACCTGCTCGCCTGGATCCCCTGGATCTGGAAGTTTATCTGGATCTGTAACCGTTATACTCCCCATCAACTGTTCCAGGCGTTTCTCTACTTCTTCCCGACTCATTTGATCTATCTTCCCGAACATAACCTCTTTTCTATCAACAATAAGACCCCCGACCTTGAGCAAACTATTCTGAGCAGAGATAGCCGCGTTAAAGGACCCGGCTTCTAAGGCCTTGTCTCTAATATCATATAGATCCTGAACTGCCCGATCATAATTCAACTCATACTTCTTCTTAGCTTCATTCATCAAATAGTTATACTCCTTGCGTATAACGGGATGATTCATAAGTTTATTAGCTGATTGTCTGGCATCCTTGTAGCCAGCTTTATGAGCGCACTCTACAAGAGATAGCCGAGGATTATTAACGGCTTGCCATATAAAGTTTCGTTGTCTGCGATTAAGGGAGTTGTCTAGATTAGCGTATTCGATGGGAGCTTCCTCTTCTGGAGCTAGGATGGGTTCATATTCAAGTTTGTTTTTTCTATATCCCATATGGTTTTAGCAGTTTAGAGACAAAGTAGTTATATATACCTACCCCCACATTACCCTAAAGTGTATGGAGAGGATACCTTACCTGGAATTATCCAGTCAAGATATTTGTTATATTTTTATACTGTTTTCTCTATTTTCCTGTGACAAAAATGAAAAAAATAAAATAATCCCGAAACCCGCCTAGTTAAAGGCTTTTTGACCGTCATACATTTATGACAATAATAGGACAATAATACTTTAATCATCATCTTCACTTGTTTTTGGCGTTAATGCCTCAAACAAAACGTAGTTATTAAACACGCTTTCGTGCCTATCTACTTCCATGTATTGATTAAGGATCTCATCTATCAAGGTAAGTGTGGTTTGATCGTCCTCTGTAATCTTTTGTAGATTCCAGATGCAATAGCTTAGTGTTGATAGAACTACGGTAAGCTTTTCCTCACCCCTTTGTTCATATCCCTTAAACATACTATTTAGCCGTTCTACCGTCTCCTGGAGGGTAGGACGAGCCATCTTATCCTTAATAGGCACTACTTTTAATGTCATATATGAACTATACCTTAGTTTTGCCCCGAATCTCTTGATATTCATCCAAGATCTTCTTTGTCTTGCCGTACATCTCATGAAGTATCATAGAGTAACTACCAGCTTGTATTTGAGTATGATTATCTGCCGCATTAGACTCATGCTCAATACAATAGTCTAAACGGTCATTCATCTCCTTTATAACCTTCATTACTTCTTCATGCCTACATATAGGACACCCAAAACCTTGTAGGTGTTCAAAAGGTGTAGCCAAAAAATCACCATGAATGCGACACCCGATTGTGGTGTCCTCATCCATTATTACGTACTTATCTGCATCTCTACTCATATGTAACCTCCTAAATTACTAAGTGTAGACATTATATACTTTTTACAATAAAATACAATTTACATATATTATCAGTAAATACTTTAGGAGAGTACTATGGATATAAGAAAAGATCTGGATGCTATTATAGAGACATCCACCAATAATCTACATGACCATGTAGAACGAGAGCTTACAAAGGATAAATTAAACTATACTTTGTTTCACCTTCAGACAAACATATCTGAACTAACCCAATGCGTCAAAGAACTTACTGATGCACTTGAAAGACTAGAGGAGGCATCATGACAAACTATGTGATTAATCTAGAAGTAATTACAGATGAGGCTACACAAAGCCTTTATAAATTAGACCGTAAATATATAGGTACTCCTAATTATATGGGGCTTGCTTATTTTTGGGGTCAAGAATACAAACATTACCTTAGAGATGCGACAGTATCTCAAAGACGCAGGATTCATAATAAAGGCTTGAAAGAAAATGTATCTTTCTTAGTTCCTAATGACGAGGCTTGGTCAATAATCAGAAAAATTACAGGTATTTATTAAGGAGACACTATGAACGAACTACCAGAAATATTAGAAAACCAAGAACACGTAATCTTGGGAGACGCAGTTTACTTTCCAGATATGGAACATAACTTTTATCATGAAGCTCCAGGCATATCATCATCAAACATAAGAAGGTTTGGACAAAGCCAACTCCACGCATTTGAAGAAGAAAACGAAACGACACCAGCTATGAAGTTTGGGACCGCCGCACATTCTTTGATTGTTGAGGGAGAAGAGGCCTTTGTTAATGATGTAGTCTGCCTAAGTGGATCTCCATACACCAACGCTAATAAAGAGCTAAAGAAGGAGTATGAAGACAGAGGGCTAACCGTTATATCATCTAAGGACAAAGAAACCTTATACAGTATGCGAGAAGCCTTGATACCGGAAGGACACAAACATTTGTCAGCAGTACAAGGTGAATACCCAGAAGTATTTAACTCTCCATTTGAAAGAGCGATCTTCTGGTGGGAAAAGGATCTATTACTGAAAGTTAAATCTGATGTGCTTAGATACCCCTTAGATCCATCTAGCGATCCGAAATCTATAATTTTGGTTGATTATAAGACCACTACTGATTGTTCTGTTAGAGGCTTTACATCATCTATTAGGAAGTACCAATACGAACTACAAGCCGCTTGGTATAAACGCGGATATGAAAGGGCTGGGTTTAACGTGGTTGACTTTATTTTTGTAGCACAAGAAAAAAAGAAACCGTTTGCGAGTAAGATCTTCAAGATGAAGCATGAAGATATGACATCTGGCTGGTTAAAGCTAGAGCATCTACTGGGTGAATACAACGCAGTATTAAACGGTAAGGAAGCCACCATATACAACTCACCTAATATAGTTAACGTAGATCTAAAGGGCTGGAGGGAAGAGTAATGGAAAAGATTGAAGAATATGGCCCTACTACGCAAGCATATTTATTTTCAGATATATTTCCACCACGTTTAATTGAAAAAGAATACTTTGGTGAAGTAGGAAAGGTAGATAAAGAAGGCAATCATTTTATTGGAGATAGATGCTGGAGTTATCAACAAATTATGGGTTTTCAAGTTAGGAGAAGATAGATGAAAAAGAAAGTATTTTCAAAAAGAAACTTAAAAATATTAGATGAATGGAACAATAATTGTAACTCTACACTACAAAGTATTGGAGATAAATATGGGCTTACCAGGGAGCGTGTAAGACAAATTTTATTAATAGCAAAAAAACGTGGTTTGGATGTAGAAGAGTCTGTAGAAAAAACAAAATTAAGAAACGAAATAAAAAAGGAAGGTTTTATAAAAGAAATAAATATAGGATTAAGACATTACGGCACATTAAAATACTTTGAATGGCGTAAATTATATCTAAGAGTATATAGTAGACCTTCTAAACAATATCAACTTCGTAGTAAAATTTTAAGTGAAATTTTGTTAAAAAGATGGAATGAAGATTTAGATCCTTTATTTAATTTTTATGTTTCTATAGATTTAAAACCTTTACATTACAAAATTTTAGATCTTAGAAAATCAGGTAAAACTTTAGAACAAATAGCTAAAATAATTAACAGATCAATACCATTAGTTTCGCGTTATTTGGGAGAACTACATGAGCATGAACTTTATGATTATTCAAATGAAAAACAAGTTGATGCAGTAAGATTAAGTAATTTTGTAATTGAAAAAAATCTTAATCATATAAGAAATGAATTGCGACAAGGTAAATTTCTAAGTGAAATAAATATACAGCCAAACGAAACCAAGACTGGAAAAGATACGGCAAGACATTACATAAGAAAACATTTTCTTTACCCACATTATGTTAAACAAAAAAAACAAACAGAAAAAGTTAACAACGCAATAATTCGTTTAGCGTAAGGAGGCATAAAATGAGTGAAGATTTTAAAATTGAAAAGGGTATACCCATACATAATTATTCTAAAAAAGCTCAATATGATGACCTCATATCACGTATGGAAGTAGGGGATTCTGTATTACTTACATCATATACCGATATAGAACAGATTAGACAGGCGGCTAACAGGGCAAACAAAAAAGTGACTTCTAGGATAGCAAAAGGCGAATATGGTCACAGGGTTTGGAGGACAAAATGAGTGAAGATTTAGTAAACCAACCACCTCACTACACTAGGGGTGAGATAGAGTATATAGAGGCTATGAGATCTATGCTTTCGGCAGAAGAGTTCAAAGGTTTCTGTAAGGGCAACGCAGTTAAATATATATGGAGGGAAGATCACAAAGGACAAAACATCCAGGATCTTGAGAAGGCCGTTGTATATCTTAACTGGGCTATTAATGATCTAAAGAATATGTAATATTGTCTTTATGAGTAGAGGTACATTTAATACGACTGGAACCTGGAACTTAACTATGGATGGTACTGGAAATGTTTCATCAGGGACAGGGGTTAGTTCCTTGGCTAATACAGGAGTTGATGCCGCTGAACTTCAATCTTTACGAAATACGGTGGCACACCAAAGAGAAGTTATAGATCGTTTAAAAATACAAGTTGAAGATTTAGTTCAAACAATAACTGAATATGACGAGAAAGATGAGAAAAATTTCACAAAAGAAGAATTAGCTTTTATTTTATCAAGAGTTCATCCTGATAAAAATCCTAACTCCAATATTGCAACCAAACTAACTTCAAAGTTAATAAAGAAAAAAAAAGGGGCATAAAGCCCCTTTTTCTTTTCTACACTTAGAAGGGAGGTTTATCACCTACTGGTGTTGGTGCCATCTCTGAAGGTTCCATCTTAATGATTTTAGTCTTCAAAGAAGTTACATCTTCACCTTGGTCATTCTTCCAGTTATCTTCATACTGTCTGATACCAAGTCTAAGTTGCTTACCAATAAAATCTTTTGCAAGATCCGGTAGCTTCTTAAATCCAACAACAATAGCAAGACGACTAAATATCTCGCTTGCTATTCTTTTGGAATCTGCATTAGCAGACCAAAGGTTATACCATTCATTATGATCGCGATATTTACCACCATCAATTTGAAAGGTAACTTTCTGAGTCCAATTACCGCTATTAGATTTGTATTTCTCAGCGGCAATTATCTTGGCCTCATACTCACCAGTTGGAGCAACATCTGGACCTCGAGATTCCATTTGCTCCGCATTCTCGAAAAAATCAACGTCATTAAAGTCTGACATTACGCACTCTCCTTATTTTCAATATTAATAGAAAACCCTAACTTCTCAATTAGGGCAGTTAGATTGGGTTCCTCAAAGGCTTCAAGCTTACCACTACGATCTTTCGCTGTGTAACCTTGACCTATCCTTGTTTGTAACCACCTTTCCGCTACGGCATTACCGTCATCATCTTGACCGTCAATAATGCGTAGGGCCAAAACCTCGTCAAAGAAATACGTAATTGCATCCCCTAAAGGTTTACTTGCCATCTTAGGACCAAAGAAAAATACACCATCATTATTATCTTTACCTTCCTTGCAAAGAAATAATACGTGTGTATTTAAGTCCCTAAATGATCTCATAAGACTTGTAACGGCTTCACTTACATTTTGGTAAGCCATTCTTCCATCTTTGTTTCTGCTTTTCTCATGTATCAATAAGATCTCTGAAATCTCTGAAACTGAGTCTAGACACACGCTATCGTAGACTAACTCACCAGATGCTAGAGCGGCATACACCTCTCTAAGATCATCATAAGTTTTGACTTCAATAGCAGATACGTTTGGAGCATCTTTAATAGATAGTAATCCAGCTTCCGCACTAATGACTAAAACATTACCTGGCATAGTCTGTGTAGAAAAAGTTTTACCCGCTCCAGCTTGACCATATACAAGAAGCTTTGCCCCTTGTTGGTCCACCATTTTATCTGGTGTTTTTATCTTATCTTTTAAGCTCATAATCTACCCTCCTTATATATGTGTAAAAATGAACTTGTAAATTATAACCTGAGAAACTACAATATGTAAATCATATTATTTAGGAGATGTATATGAAAAAACAAATCGACACAACTTGGCTTGCAAATTACTATTTCAGGACCAAAACTATAGCAATAAATAAATTGAAGGAGTTAGACACGATGGGCGTACAACCTAATCACAAGGAAAGAAAAATAGATCATTACACGTTACCTGTTTATATAAAATTTCTTGGTTACAAGAAAGCCGCAGAAGATTTCAATTGTTCTGAGGCTACTTGCAAATCTTGGAGATATGGATACAGGCAACCATCTATTGCACAAGCCAAACAAATCATCAAGGCTACTGAGGGAAGATTAGATTTTGAATCTATTTACGGTTCAATATCAGATATTTTAGAGCAGGAATAGCATGTTCCAGCTCAATATTACCGAGGATGACTCGTCCTTGGATATTGCTCTGGCTTATTATGATGATGGATATAATGTAGTACCGTTACAAAGATCAAATAAAAAACCACCACCATTTTTAAAAGGCTGGGAACAATACAAGGAGACAAGACCTGAAAGGGAACTTGTAGAGTCTTGGTTCAAGGATAGAGATAATCTAGTAGTAGCATTAGTCTGCGGCAAGTTTGTTGTTGTAGATGCAGATTCACCTGAAGCTATGGATTGGGTAGAAAAGAATCTACCAGCTTGCCCGTTTAAGGTCATTACAGGCAAGGGTATGCATTACTATTACAACAACCCAGAAAACTACACTACGTTTGCTACAAGACGAACAAACAACACTCCTATAGAAAGATTAATAG